GTAGTCGTCACTCTCGGCAACAACCCACCACATTTGGTTACTCCCACGCCTCCTACCTATACCCGTGAAGTCGTACCACCTACGCTCACCCACGATAAACGTGCCGAACTTCCCACGCAAGAGCATCCAAGTTTTCTTGCGCCTAGGTTTCGCTAACATTTGTTAGTCTCCTTAGTTGGTACTTCCAAGGCTCTCGGATTCGGATACGTACTAATCTTGGTTGGCCTCCGAATGGTAGGGTCTCGCGATAGTAGGCGGATACTTTATTCACTGCTTCTTCTTCGGTATCCGCATCCACCAGCATGTCGTTGTAACTTACATCTACTAGAACTCTAAACTTTGGCATCATGGCCTCCAGTAAAGCAAGTCAAGGGCTAGGACAATACAGGCAAGCAGTATCACCACACGTTCGAGCTTCTCCCATCTTGTTAACATTTGTTAGCTCTCCTCGTCAGCTTTTAAATCGCCAATCCAAATGGCAATGTCCTTCTCGGGCGTCAACTCGAGAATCCAGTCGGCTAGCGCATACGTAGTGTTCTGTAATATGCAGTCGTACAACATGTTCAACGCCTCCTCACCAAAGTGTTGTTTTATTTCATCAGGTGTCATTTGACCTCCCTCTTCATGTGTATGGGCAACTCTTTAACTGACAGCATGGGTTTGCTCTCCTCCACTCGTGCGAACTTCATCGCCTCGCCTAACATTTGTAAGTAGTCGGTCTGACGCACAGGCGTGACCTTGTCTACCTTCTTGTATCTTGGTGTTGTAGTCATGGCTCAGCCCCTCAATTCTTTTTGATTAGTCTGTTTGAGCGTTGTACGTGCGCTCGCAGGTGTAACAAGTTGGTAGTTACCCTTACCATACTCTTGGACTACGCACCAACTCATACGCTCCTCACCTGCACAACGCTCTCGGTCTTGTTCGCAGAACTTGCAGAACGCTTGGTAGCGGGACACGTGCATTTCGTCACCGCAATCGATACATTCTTTCCAATCTAATGTTACGTTTTCCATCTCTAACCTTTCTAACATTTGTTAGGTTTGCAAGGTCGGGGGCAAACCTAATGTTACAAAACAATATCCCCGACCCATGCTTTAATTATACCACAAAGTTACACTTAAGTCAAGTGTTTGGGCGATTGCAATCGGGGATAATGTTACGTTCTGTCGGTGTGGGCATGTTACGTTTATTTGTGGCAATGTTGCGGAATGTTACGAATGGAATTTATAAAACGTAACAAAAGAAAGTTCAATGAAATCAACGGGTTAGAAGCGAAAAATTGTGTAATGTTATAAAGTTATGAAATTTCAATAATAGTGTGTGTGGCCTTCCTAGATTATTATGTACTACTCTTTGCACTTTCTGCCTTGCTCGTTACTTTGGACTGCCACACTCATTTCTAAAAAAACGTAACATGTAACATTGCTTTAGAATCAACAACTTACGTGATTTGTAACGTAACATTAGGCGTAACATTGCAACACCGAAACATAACATTTGTTAGATTGGGCTTAGTCCTACCCCCGCACAGAGAACTGGTGCAGTTTTGTAACATCGCTTAAATTTTAAGCAGACCCTTGCCCCTACCCCCGCACAGAGAACTGGTACATCAAAAAAACCCCAAAGAATAACATTGTGGTACGCTAACATTTGTTAGAAGCAGACGCAAAAAAGCCCGCATAAAGCGGGCTGGGTTTTGTAACATTAGGTTTAGTGTTCAACGAACATGATGCCGTCTTTGCGCATGATAATTTTGCCGTGGTGTTGTTCCACGTCGCTACTGTCAGAGTAGCGCATTATCAATAGACCTTCGAGGGTTTTGCCGACTGGCAAGGTTTCCATAAAAAACCACAATGGTTTTTCCTCGAATGACGTTGCGGGTACGAATGAAGCAATAGTGTTGTCCGGTGCGTGCATGATTTTCTCCAATGGTTTCTAACAAATGTTAGAACCTAGGGTTTCCCCTAGGTTCCGTGGTTTACTTACTTGTTAGCGTTATAAGCTTCGCCAGTAAGAACAAAGTAACTGTTCTTAAGGTTATCCAAGATCATGCTAGCATGGCACTCTTGTCCGGCTTCCTCTGCACCTAGAATCCGGTTTATCATGGTTTTCAATTCAGTTGCCGTTTTTGCGTCAACGTCATTTGAACCCTTAAGCTTACCCTTTGGAACGTATCCGCTAGCGATTTTTACCCGCATCCAATAGGTATCTACTGTTGCCGTATGTGTACGCTTTCCATCGGCATCGATCGATTTAATAAACTTAGGATCACGATCCATCAAGGTGTTAGCGAATAATGATTTCTCTAACTTGATACCCTTCGCTTCTTTTCCATCAAGATCGAACCATTTTGCAATGACCTTACCATTGGTATCCTTACGATCGAACACCGATGCAATAGCACTAGAGTAATTTTCAATCACTACACCGGTTTTTGTAACACCTTCAACCAGTGCGTTGCGTGCGATGGATAAAATGCCGGTGTCAATGGCGGGAGAGACAATAACATTCGTTGACATAATCTAACCTTTTCTAACATGGTAGCTTTGGAATACCCGCTAACTACCTAAGCATGACAACAAACTTTTTTCGTTGCCATGGGTCTATTATAACGTGGTGCAAAATAAACGCAAACTATAAATAAAGAAAATAATTCGAGGGGTAAGGGCTAACAAATGTTAGATTTTGCCGACGTCGACACCCACCCACCCAGTTTTTGCACATAGGAGTCCCGTGATCCTATACACACTGTGGCGCTCAATCGATGACTTCATTTAAAAATCCCCCCCCACCCCCTATATATTTTGTACCACAATGCTACAAAGCCTAATCCTGCAAACACCCCCCGGTGCAAAAATAAAAGGCAATCCAAAAAATATTTTTGCAAAAATTTAAAAGCTTGTGTTACATTTCAGCCATTCCCGTTTTCTTACGGTGCCTATGATTGAAATCCAACCAACAACGGAACACAAGTTACCGTTCGACATGTCCGATGAGCAACCCAAGACTCACAAGGACGGCATTGCCATCGCTGTAAATACTGTGGCTGCGTTGGAATCACTAGGCCCAAGCATTGATTATGCGGACAAAGATTTACATTCGGTTGCCGAAGTAATCAAAGGTACCGATAAACCGAATGCACCTAAGCACATACAAAGTTCGGCTGAAGCAAAGGCGGCTTCTGTATTAATTAAAACGTTCGACTTCCAAGCATTTGCCGATATTCAACAGGCCCGAACGTTCATTACTAATAAGTTAGTCAGCATGACTGACTGCGGTGATCCTAAGATTGAGATCAAAGCTCTTGAGCTGCTCGGCAAACATTCAGACATCGGCCTCTTCACTGAACGCAGTGAGATTACTGTGCACCACACTACAAGTGAGGGGCTAGAAAATTCTATTAAAGAGCGCATCAAGCGGCTCATGAATGCAGAAGTTACAGACGTAACGCCCCTAGACGATCTGGATACGCTACTAGGCCCAGCAGAAGATACCCGCGAAGACGTACCTAATGACGACCAGCCTGACGCTTAAAGAAATTGAAATGGCGATAAAGTCCGGCAAGTTGTCGGAAACTGACTTGCGCGTGCTAGAAGCGTCACTTGTTAAACTAGAGAAACTTAAAGACCGTGAACTCTGCCAAGATAAATTCATTAAATTCGTCGAACGAGTATGGCCCACATTCATTTCTGGTGCACACCACAAGCGAATGGCGGAAGCCTTTGAGCGTGTGGCGAATGGTACTTGCAAGCGGCTTATTATTAATATGCCTCCCCGTCATACTAAGTCTGAGTTTGCTTCTTACCTGCTTCCAGCTTGGTTTTTGGGCAAGTTTCCGCATAAAAAAGTCATTCAGACGTCTCACACGGCGGAATTGGCAGTAGGTTTTGGTCGAAAAGTGCGAAATTTGGTGGATTCTGATGTTTATAACAATATTTTTCCCAATTTAGCGCTCCAAGCGGACTCAAAAGCCGCCGGAAGGTGGAATACCAGCAAGGGCGGTGACTATTTTGCGATTGGTGTGGGGGGTGCAGTGACCGGTAAGGGCGCAGATGTGCTCATTATTGACGATCCACACTCAGAACAAGAGGCTGCGATGGCAGCAAGCAACCCAGAAGTGTATGACAAGGTGTATGAGTGGTATACATCAGGCCCTCGTCAGCGTTTGCAGCCGGGCGGAGCTATTGTTGTAGTTATGACACGCTGGGCAGCAAGAGATTTGACTGGTCAGGTGCTGAAATCTGCTGCTCAAAGGAGCGGAGAGGAGTGGGAGGTCATTGAGTTCCCTGCTATTCTTCCTTCGGGTAATCCCCTGTGGCCGCAGTTCTGGAGTATCGAGGAGTTGTTAGCTCTTCGGGAAGAATTGCCTAACGCCAAGTGGCAGGCGCAGTACCAGCAGAACCCAATCGGTAACGAGTCAGCTATTGTTAAGCGTGATTGGTGGAAGTGGTGGGAAAAAGACGACCCCCCACAGTGCGACTACATCCTCCAGTCATGGGACACGGCGTTTGAGAAAACCCAGCGGGCTGACTATTCAGCGGGAACAACGTGGGGTATCTTTGACTGTGAAGAAGATAACTTTGCCCCAAACATCATATTACTTAACACCTATAAAAAGCGTGTGGAGTTTCCAGAACTCAAGCGAGATGTGCTTAAAGAGTACAAGGACTACGAGCCTGACTCGATGATTGTGGAGAAGAAGGCGTCTGGTGCGCCGCTTATCTATGACCTGCGGGCAATGGGCATACCGGTGCAGGAGTACACGCCTAGTAAGGGGCAGGACAAAATTGCCCGCTTGAACTCAGTCTCGGACATAATTGCCAGTGGAAAAGTATGGGTTCCACGAACCCGTTGGGCAGAAGAGTTAGTGGACGAGATTGCGGCGTTCCCGTCAGGCGAGCATGACGACTTGGTGGACGCAACTACTCTGGCGCTGATGCGCTTTCGTCAAGGTGGGTTTCTTCGTTTACCAAGCGATGAGCCTGAAGAGATTCAATGGTTTAAAAGTCACCGCCGTGAGCGGTTCTACACAGTGTAAGGATTTGATATGTCTATCGAAAAAGGTTTGTACGCAGCGCCAACGGGTCTCGATGAGGAGATGGGCATGGCCCCCGTACTAGAGATTGAAGTTGAAGACCCAGAGTCAGTGACAATTGGCATGGGTGATATTGAGATTGAACTAAGCCCAGACAAAGAGGGCACAGACGAAGAGTTTGATGCCAACCTTGCTGACTTCATGGCGGATCGTGAGCTAGAGTCTTTGGGTAGCGAGTTGGTTGCTGACTTTACCAAAGACATCGGCGACCGCAAAGATTGGATTAAAACCTACGTCGATGGATTGAAGTTACTGGGTCTAAAGTATGAGGAGAGAACTGAGCCTTGGAGTGGCGCTTGTGGTGTATTTCACCCCATGCTGACTGAGTCCGTTGTGCGCTTCCAAAGCGAAGGCATCATGGAGACGTTCCCCGCCGCTGGCCCAGTAAAGACGCAGATTTTAGGCAAAGACACACCTGAAAAAGAAGAGGCGTCTACTCGCGTGCGCGAGGACATGAACTACCAGCTTACTGAGGTGATGCAGGAGTATCGCCCAGAGCATGAGAAGCTTTTGTGGAACTTACCACTTGCGGGTTCAGCGTTCAAGAAGATTTACTACGACCCAAGTATTGGTCGTCAGATAGCGATGTTTATTCCTGCTGAAGACATTGTTGTTCCTTATGGCGCGTCTTCACTTGAGCGTGCCGAGCGCGTTGTTCACGTGATGCGTAAGACTGAGAACGAAGTTAAGAAGTTGCAAGAAGCTGGGTTCTACAGCGACGTAGACTTAGGTGAGCCAACGAGTGAGCTTGATGATATTGAGAAGCAGAAAGCTGAAGAGATGGGCATGTCAGCCGTGCAGGATGAGAGGTTTCGCATACTTGAGATGCACGTTGACCTTGATCTGCCCGGCTACGAGCATACGGACAAAAAAGGTGAGAAGACAGGTATTGCACTGCCCTATGTAGTGACTGTTGAGAAAGGCACGCAGAAGATTTTGGCCATCCGCCGCAATTGGTACGAGGGTGATGAGTTGCACATGAAGCGCCAGCACTTTGTACATTACCAATATATACCGGGGTTTGGCTTTTATGGATACGGACTCATTCACCTCATCGGCGGCTATGCTAAGTCAGCGACTATGCTTATTCGTCAGCTCGTTGATGCTGGCACTTTGTCTAATCTACCCGGTGGTCTTAAGTCTCGCGGCCTACGAATCAAAGGTGACGACACCCCAATTGCACCGGGGGAATTTCGTGATGTTGATGTACCGAGTGGATCAATCCGAGACAACATTTTGCCACTGCCATACAAAGAACCAAGCCAAGTTCTCTTTGCTTTGTTCCAGAACATTGTGCAGGAAGGCAGACAGTTTGCGTCCGCAGGTGATATGAACGTCAGTGATATGAGTGCGCAAGCACCCGTAGGCACAACACTGGCTATTCTTGAAAGAACACTCAAGGTGATGGGCGCTGTGCAAGCGCGGATGCACTACTCGATGCGCCAAGAGTTCCGTCTCTTAAAAGCTATCATTGCTGACTACACACCAGAAGACTACGACTACGAGCCAGTTGAAGGTTCACGCCGGGCTAAGAAGTCAGACTACGACATGGTCGCTGTGATCCCAGTGAGTGATCCGAACGCTGCAACGATGGCACAGAAGATTGTGCAGTATCAAGCCGCGCTGCAACTCGCGCAGACAGCCCCACAACTCTACAACTTGCCACTCTTGCATCGCCAGATGATTGAGGTGCTGGGCATTAAGAACGCAGCAAAATTGATCCCAATTGAGGACGATGCAAAGGCAACAGACCCAGTGCAAGAGAACCAGAATGTTTTGACTGGTAAACCTGTTAAGGCGTTTATTGAGCAAGATCACCAAGCTCATATTGCAGTGCACACAAGCATGCTTCAGAACCCCAAGATCATGGGCTTGGTTGGGCAGACCCCACAAGGTCAGGCGCTTACTGCGGCAATGATGGCTCACATAAACGAGCACTTGGCCTATGCTTATCGCAAGGAGATTGAGCAGACGGTTGGCTTGTTGTTACCGACAGAAGATCAAGAAAAGAACATGTCACCAGAAGTGGCTGCACAAGTTGCACAACTTTCTGCACAAGCATCTACCCGCATGACTCAGCAAGCGCAGTCTCAAGCCGCACAACAGCAAGCACAACAGCAAGCTCAAGACCCCATCATTCAGATGCAGCAGCAAGAGTTGCAGATCAAGATGCAGGAGTTGAAACTCAAAGAGCAGAAGCAACAAATTGATGCGGCGGCTAAAGCTGACCAACTCAAGATAGAAGAAGCCCGTATTGCGGCGCAAAAAGAAATCGCGGCTATGCAAGTAGGCGCTACTGCAGCCGCTGCTAAAGACAAACTCCAGAAGCAACAGATGCTTGAGGGTACCAAGATTGGCGCTGATATCGCCAAGCACAAAGCTCAGATGGCCATGCAAATGGCAGCACAAAGAGCAAACCAAAAACCCACTAAGAAGGAGAAAGATTGAACGAATACAAACTATTAGCGCATGTTGCTAAAGAGCTTAGCAAACTAAAACAAGAGCGAGAAGCTCATATTGCCGGTGGTAGAGCTACCAATATAGAAGAGTACCGAAACGTCTGCGGGGTAATCCGAGGTCTTAGCCTAGCAGAAAATGTAATCAACGACCTCGTGCAAAAAATGGAGAAATCTGATGAATGAATTTAACGTCGCTGCCGTGGACTTGTCTGGCATTCTTAACAAGAACGCTGACGATAAGGCTAAGCAGTTGCCTGACCCAAAAACCTTTCACGTACTGTGTGTTGTCCCAGAGGCAATGGAAGAGTACGCTGACAGTGAAGTGGGCATTATTAAAGCGGGTCAATCTATGCACTTTGAAGAGGTGCTTACTCCTGTCCTGTTTGTCGTCAAGCTTGGGCCTGACTGCTACAAAGACCCCGTTCGTTTCCCTAGTGGAGCGAGCTGCAAGGAAGGTGACTTTGTCATCGTCCGACCCAATTCAGGCACCCGTCTGAAGATTCATGGCCGTGAATTTCGCATCATCAACGATGACTCGATTGAAGCAGTTGTGGAAGACCCCCGTGGAATTACACGTGCATCATAAGGAGCTAACTAATGGCACAAACAGACTTTAAAGGCGAAGACTACGAGTTTCCTGACGAGAAGGAAACTAAGGGTAAACCCGTAGATACAGAAGCTGAAGATGATGGCTTTGATGTTGAAATCGAGGACGACACCCCTAAAAGGGATCGTGGTCGCAAGCCCGACGATTCCCCACCCGAAGACCCCACTGAAGATGAACTTGCCACCTACGACGAGAGAGTTCAGCTGCGTCTAAAGAAATTTACCCGAGGCTACCATGATGAGCGCCGTGCGAAAGAAGAAGCACTGCGCGAGCGCGAGGCTGCTGAAAAGCTAGCCAAGCAGTTATGGGAGCAAAACCGCAAGCTACAAGAACAAGTGTCGCTTGGGTCAAAAGCATATATTGAGCAGTCTAAAACTTCTGCTGAGATGGAGTTTGAGAACGCCAAGAAGAAGTACAAGGATGCTTATGAGGCTGGAGATTCTGACGCTTTAGTGGAAGCGCAAACAGAAGTTTCACGGGCTACGCTGAATTTAGACAAAATTCAGAACATGAGGCCTTTACAAGTTGAAGAAAATGATGTACAAATACAACAACGTAGTACAAATCAACCAAATGTGTCTCAACGCGACCAGCGTTGGATGCAGAAAAACACTTGGTTTGGGCCCGATCCTGAAATGACAGCTTCCGCCCTCGGGTTGCATCAAAAGCTGGCTAAGGAGTACGGTTCAGATTTTGTGGGGTCTGAGGACTACTACAAACGAGTAGACGCTACAATGCGCCGAAGATTTCCTGAGTATTTTGAAGATACTCAGAGCTATGAAGATGATACTCCTTCGAAAAAGGTATCGGAACCGGCTTACGAGGATGAACCTCCACGCCGTGCAACAAAACCCGCTACTGTTGTGGCTCCGGCCTCACGTAGCACTCCGCCTAATCGTATTAGGCTGAAGGCATCTGAAGCAGCGATCGCTCGCCGTCTTGGGGTTCCTTTGGAAGAATACGCTAAACAGGTTGCTCAACTTAAAAGAGGTGAATAATGGATCAAGTACAAACGTCTACTAAGACACAAAATCGACTGACTCGTGAGCTGGATTCCCGTGAAGCGACGTTCCAACGTCCTACAGCGTGGCGTACTCCCGAGACTTTACCGATGCCTGACGATCGTCCCGGTTGGAAACATCGGTACATTCGTATTAGTATGATGGGTCAAGCTGATCCTACCAACACTTCCAGCAAGTTACGTGAAGGATATGAACCCTGCAAAGCAGAAGATTATCCCGAACTCATGATGCACGCTACTACTGAAGGCCGCTTTAAAGGTGGTATTGAAGTAGGTGGTTTGTTGCTTTGCCGTATTCCGGAAGAGTTTTTGAAACAGCGTGAGGCATATTACGCCAATCAAAACAAAGCTCAGATGGACTCGGTAGACAACTCTTTCCTTCGTGAAAATGATCCTCGGATGCAGAAATTCTCTGAACGAAGCACCAAGGTCACTTTCGGCCCCGGCACTTAAATTTATATAGGAGTCTTTTATGGCTTATCCGGTTATCGACGCCCCTTACGGGCTAAAACCGATCAATCTGATCGGGGGTCAGGTATTTGCGGGTTCTACTCGTGAGTATCCGATCACTAACGGTTACTCCACAAACATTTTCTACGGTGATTTCGTAGGCTTGTCTCGTGGTGAAATCGTGCGTTTGTCTGTGTCTACTGGCACAGCAGGCAATCAAACAGGTATCTTCTTGGGATGCTCGTTTACTAACCCCGTTACAAAACAAAAGCAATTCCAGCAATACTGGCCTGCATCAACTGCAGCTGGTGACGCTGTTGCGATTGTTTGTGATGATCCTGACGCGGTGTTTAAAGGTGTCGTTTGTTCTGCTACTACTGCTGTTGCTTCTGGCGCTCGCGCTATGATTGGCCAAAACTTGGCCATGATTAACAACTCAGGTCTCACTACAACCGGCAACTCTCGTAACGCCGTTCTTGCACCTAGCGACACTCCCGCCACTACCTCTACTTTGCCCCTTCGCGTGCTTGGTTTGGTAACTGATACGGCTGTTACTTTAGGTACAGTAACTTATACCAGCATTTCTACCGCCACCGTAACTTGCTCGGCTTTGCCGTTCGCGTTGCCTGTTGGTACAGACGTTGGTTCATTGGATGCAAATGGCCAGTACATTTCTTCCGGTTCTTTTGTCGACACCGCCGCATCCGCCGGTGCTACATCGTTTATTTTGAATCAAGCTCCCGCTGTTGCGTTTGCCGCTAGCTCTACGCTAGTGCTAGTGCAGTACCCAGAGATCTTGGTCAAGATTAACCATGGCCAGCATCAGTACTATGCTGCTACAGGCATTGCTTAAGGAGTAATTTAAAATGGCTATTTCACGCGCACAACTACTTAAAGAACTCCTCCCGGGCCTTAACGCTTTGTTTGGTCTGGAGTACGCTCGTTACGGTGAAGAACATAAAGAAATTTATGAGACTGAAACCTCTGAGCGTTCTTTTGAAGAAGAGACAAAGCTGTCTGGTTTCTCTGCTGCTCCTGTTAAGAGTGAAGGCTCCGCCATCGCTTATGACAATGCACAAGAGGCATGGACAACACGCTACAACCACGAAACTATTGCTTTGGGTTTCTCAATCACTGAAGAAGCGATTGAAGATAACTTGTACGACAGCTTGTCTGCTCGTTACACCAAAGGTTTGGCTCGTGCTATGTCATACACCAAGCAAGTTAAGGGTGCCGCTGTTATGAACAACGGCTTCTCTGCTGCTTACGCTGGTGGTGACGGTGTAGCTTTGTTCTCTACAGCTCACCCCTTGGTTAACGGTGGTACAAACAGCAACCGTCCGTCTACAGCCGCTGACTTGAACGAGACTTCTTTGGAAGCCGCCGTTATTCAAATCGCAGCTTGGACTGATGAGCGCGGTTTGCTGATCGCTGCTAAACCCAAGAAGTTGATTGTTCCACCTGCACTGATGTTCGTTGCAACTCGTTTGCTTGAGACTTCTTTGCGTGTTGGCACAACTGACAACGACATTAACGCGCTCAAGAACAACGGTTCAATCCCTGAAGGTTACACCGTTAACCACTTCTTGACTGACAATAATGCTTGGTTCTTGACCACAGACGTACCTAACGGTTTGAAGCATTTCGTTCGTACACCGCTGGCTAACAGCATGGACGGCGACTTTGACACCGGTAACGTTCGTTACAAGGCTCGTGAGCGTTATAGCTTCGGCTGGTCAGATCCTTTGGGTGTTTTCGGTTCGCCCGGTTCGTCCTAATATTTCTTCGGAAATATGTGAAGGGGGCCTTGTGCCCCCTTTTCTTTTGTTGTATATTGTCTTTAATCCGGGATTTACCGGTGCATCAAACAGTCCCGGCTGACGACATACAGATTGATGCACTTAACTTGTATGTAAGGAAATATCATGGGATTCGCATCACACCTTGGCCCTTGGCTGCTCGGCACTGTTAAAAACACTACTGGCACTACTGCTGGCACGATTCGCAACATGGGCGCAACTGTTGTTACACAGACTGGCCAGACCACTGTTAGCGACACCACTGCTACTACAGAATTTGTTTTACCTGCTGGCGCACAAATTTTAGAGTTCCTAGTAGACATTACCACCGCTTACGCTGGTACTACTGGTAACACAATCACTATTCAAACTGCTGCTGGCACTTCTTTAGCCACCGTTGGCGGTGCAACTACTACACCTTTGGCTGTGGGCCGTGCAACTGTAACTGTTACAGGCGCACAGATCGGCACATATCTGAACGTTGGCTCAACTGATTTGGTCATCCAATCAATCTACGCTTGCGCTGGTACGGCTAGTGGCGGTGCTGCTACGATTACATGCGTGTACGTCGTGCGTGAATCTAACGGCTCAGCTAACCCCAGCCAAGTCTGATAGGAGCGTAAAATGCGCCCAGTCAGACTAACCGTTAGGGGAGTCGGTAACTCCAACGTCTATCCAGTAGATACCTATGTATCCCCTGCAAATTGGGGTCTTGCATTGGTAATTACTGGAACGGTGAACGCCTATGTTCAATACACGTTTGACGATGTATTTGCTGCGGGATTTACTCCCTCTTCAGCAACATGGTTCTATCACCCGTCCACACCTTCTGGAACACCAGCAACAGCGAACTTTAACGGAAACATTGCGTATCCTTGCACAGGTGTTCGTTTAGTTTTAGACACTGGCACTACAGGTTCTGCAACATTGACCATTATCCAAGCCGGTGGCGGAGGATTATCATGACCACGTATAACCAAGACGGAACACCAATGGGCGGTGGTGGTTCAAGCCAGCTTATGGATCTGCTCACGGTTGTTGCCAACCCCGCTGCTTATAAAGCAAAAGTAGACGCATTAGAAGCGGCGACGGCTGAGAACAAAAAGTATATTGAGTTGGTGGCTCCTGCAGATGAGATTTTAAAGTTGCGTGATACGGTTGCTCAAAATGCGGCTGATTCACAAGCAGCGTTAGAAAAAGCATCAGCAGAGGCAGCAAGCACAATAGCGGATGCTAAAGCACAGGCTACAGAACTCGTTAAGATTGCACAAGCTAAAGCGGATGCGCTGACAGCCAAAGCACAGGCCGCTGATACTGAAGCACAAGCAAAACTTGCAGATGCCCAAAAAGCAATGGCTGGTGCAGCCGCACTCCAAAAAAGTGCAAACGATCAGATGACTGAGTATGCGTCTAAACTGCAAGCACTTGAAAAAGCGAAGGCAGAACTAGATACGGCTAATGCAGACATTGCAGTAATCAAAGCAGATTTATTGGCTAAACACCAAGCATTTATAGCGAGTTTGTAAATGTCTATTGCCCCACACACGGGTATAGTAGATTTTGGAACCTTTACCGCTCCCACAGCGTCAACTGACGGGATACAAGGTGAAGTTCCACAGCCTTTAGCTGGGCAAGAGGGCTATGTTCTGACTGGAACCGGTTGGGCATCGGCTGGCTCTGTCGGCCTTGTTGGATACCAAGGGACTTGGAACGCACTGACTAACACTCCGACCCTTACAAGCAGTGTAGGTGTGCAGGGGTATTACTACGTCGTCGACGTAGCAGGCACAACCAATCTGAACGGCATTACCGACTGGCAGGTTGGTGACTGGGCTATTTTTAACGGCTCTATCTGGCAGAAGGTAGACAACACAGATTCATACGATCCAGCCAATGTCGCCATTACCGGCGGCACAATAAACAACACAGTCATTGGCGGCACAACCCCTGCTGCGGGTACGTTTACGACGCTTACTGCTCAGACAGAAGTGTTAAAGGGTACTGGGCAGAATCTATTCCTTTTCTCACAAGATTTAAGCAACGCAAATTGGAACAAGGCAAATTCTTCAATTAGTGGAACTTTATTCACAGCACCTGACGCAACAACAACTGCCAATAGTCTTATTGAAAGTTCTGCTACAGGTCTTCATTATGTTCAACAATTTAGCCCGACATTGGTTAGCGGGAATACATACACAATTTCTGTTTATTTAAAAGCAGGAACTAGAACTTGGGGCTATATTGGTTTGCCAAGTGGTGTGTTTGGTGCTACTTCTGCTTACTTCAATTTATCAACTGGAGCAGTTGGAACTGTTGTAGGCGGTACTGCCGCTATTACTTCTGTTGGTAGCGGATGGTATCGTTGTTCCATTACAAAAGCCGCTACAGCAGGTGCTGGTGGTAATATTTTAATTGCTACTGCTACTGCAGACAATACTGTCAGTTACACAGGTGATGGCACATCTAATATTTTAGTTTGGGGCGCACAGTTAGAAATTGGAACAAGTGCATTTACCTACATACCCACAACCACAACAGTAGTTTACGGAACTCCTACCCTATCCTTTTCAGGTGTATCAACAATAGGATTAGAGTCTAACGGCTCACTCTTTGTTCAACCTGCTGGTACTGGTGCATTACAAGCACA